CCGCGCGGAACGGAACATCGCCACGGGATTGGGTGATAGCTCGAGCAAAGCCGGGAAAGACCTGCGCGAACTGATGGGCGGTGCGCAAGCGCTCACGAAGCTCGGGTTGTTGCCCATGGAAGATCGCATCGCCCTGGTTACTAAGCGTATCTTCGAGATGACCGACGTAGGTGAACGCAACCGCCTGCTTATTGAATTCTTCGGTCGCGGCGCCTTAGAGAACGTGTCCATCCTTCAGAAGTTAGCCAAGGAAGGTTATGACCCCGCCATCGCCCGCGCCAAGCAGTTCGGGCAATTGTTCACCCCCGAGAAAGCCGCCGAGATGCGGCAGTATCTGGTCGAATACCAAAGCGCCAAAGCCAATCTAGAAGGCATCTCGATGGTGATTGGCGCCAAGGCCGTCCCGGCGTTCACGCAGATACTCGGACTCATTGCCGGAAACGCCAACATGATGGCAGAGTTCCGCGCAGAACTCGAACTGCTGGGGATTGGCCTCAAGGTTCAAGCGATCAGTCTTTTCAATTTCTTCGGGATCTACGACAAGTTCATCGAGGAATATGCCGTCGAGGCGACAGACGTCGAAACGCGACGCTTTGCCGCCCTGAAGCGGTTCAAAGATGAGATGGCGGCCTTTGCCGCGGCAGTGAAAGGCGCCACCGGCGCCTTTGAAGGCCACGCGAAGGTGGTGAAGGACTCGACCCGGCAGGAGGAAGAAGAGAAAACCGAAACGGCGCAGATTTTAAGCTTGGCCAAAGAATTAGGCTTGGCCATCGCCACCACCGACGCCCACTATCGGGAATATCTCCGCACGCTCGGCGAAATCAACAAGATTCACGACGCACAGGCCCGGCAAGCGCTCGCCGAAATGAACGACGAGCGATTCCGGCAGGAACTGACCAAGCGAGGCATCGAGTTAAGCAAGCAGGAACTAGAGTTACATGAGGAGATGGTCAGGAGCCTGCACCTGGAAAAGCTTTCCGAAGATCAACTGACCGAAGCGGAAAGACGCGCGGAGGTCGCTACCCGCTCACTTACCCAGCGGTCGCGAGAGCTTCGTCAGGAGTGGATCCTTGAACGCACTCAACTGCGCTTGTTAACTAGCGATGCCTACAACCTCTACGTTCCCGCTTTCCAGGCGGCGGCCGCCACCGTGGAGAACTTTAGAGTTGTAGGCATGAATGCCCTGGCGCAGTTCCAACAAGGCATGGCGCTGAACATCGCGCAGGCCATCGTTTATGAGAAGTCTATCGGCGCCGCTTTCCGCGAAGCTTTAAAGCAGGCTGCTGCCTCCCTAGCCGCGGAAGCTCTCCTGCAGGCGATTAAATGTACAGCGCTAGGTTTCTACTTTCTCGCCATTCACAGTTATCACCAGGCTGCCTTGGCGTTCAAGGCCGCGGGTTTCTGGGGCGCGCTGGGGGCGGGCGCCGCCCTGGTGGGTCGTGCCATTCCCGGGGAGCAAATGGCCGGGGCGGCGAGCGCTGGCTACGGCGGCGGCAGAGCAACTGCCGGCGCTGGGGCGCAAAGCGCGGCGACACAGGAGCGCGGGACAACCAACATCTTTTACATCAACGGCGTGATTTCTGCGGATAATCTCGACCAGGTATTGCAGGAGATCAACGACCGGGTACAGGGCGGCGATGCGCATCTGATTTCGACCACCACACTCGCGCCGCCCATCGTGCGAAGCTGACTATGGCGAATCCGAAAATCGTCTATCCCGCCGCCCCACCGCTGCCGCAAGCGCCGGTGTTGTCTCAGGTGACCGGGGGATCGCTCGGCGCACGCACTTATTACGTGTTTCTCACGTTTCAGGCTGCAGATGGTGAAGGCCTGCAAGGGCCCGAAGCGAGCTTGGCGATCTCGGCGAATAAGCTGCTGAAGGTAGCGAGTCCCAGCTTCGTCGATGGTGCAACGCCGCCCATTGGCTACAACGTGTACGCGGGAACGACTCCCGGCGCGGGAACCAAGCAGAATGCGGCGGCGATTGCGCTGGGCACGGATTGGACGGAGCCCGTAACCGGGCTAATTTCCGGCGGGCTCCCGCCAACGAGTTGGGGCACGTCGTTTACTTTCGTTTATCCGCCGCGCAATTTGCCGGCGTTCGACCGCCAGGGGATAGTGGAAGAATCCCTTTCGACGGGCGGTGTCCGCCAGATCGTCTGGCTGCGCACCGACAGCTTTCAGGATATCGATATGCCGTTCATCGTGAAGGGTGCGGATGCGGATGCTTGGACGCTTTTCCTGGCTTACGCGGTGCGCGGCACGCCGTTTGACTACTACCCCGACGCGAGCCAGAGCGCGCACGACAGCTACGCGTTGGTGGGCGACATGGACACCGTGCGCCTGGAATATCGCTCGCCCGGCTTGTATCAACTGAAGCTGCGCGCGCGGAAGATAATTGTATGATTGCTTCCAACGCCTCATTTGACGCGAATAACAAGCGCAAGGCGAAGCAACTGATCCACCTGGTTCAGCTCAGCGGCTACAATCGCGCCTTCATCACCTCGCAGCCGCTGGCCGTGGGACAGTTTTCCTGGATTATGAAGCTGGGCAAACTCTCACACCGCGCGGACCTGCTGGAAGGGAAATCGACGCTATCCGGGCTGGACATGACGGTGCTCGACCGCGCGGGACAGCTCACTGCTGACTTCCCCGCCATTACGTTTGAGGGGCGCACCGCCACCGTCAAAACCGGCATCGACGGCATGGCGCTTTCGGATTTCCTGACGCTGGCCACGATGGTGGTGGATAGGGTCGATTGCGATGAATCAAACACCTGCTATACGTTTCACCTGGTGGACGACGAGCGGCTGATTAAGCGCACCATCTACCGCACCGCCGATGACGGCCAAAGCACCAGCACGGAGCACCGGCGGACAGTTGCCGGCAATCCGATGGATATCCTCACGGACGCGCTCGAGAATCAGGTCGGGCTGCCGGCAGGCAAAGTCAACGCAACGGCCATCGCGAACTATAAGGCCACGGTCTTTGCGGGAGCCGAGATGCAGTTCAGTCTAACGAAGGCGCCCGAGGCCAAGCAGTTTCTCGACCTAGAAATCTTTCGCGCGCTGGGCGGGTTCAACTTCTGCGATGCTTTGGGCCGCTACACGCCGGTCTTCATGGTTCGCAATTCAGCGCCGAGTTCCGTGGTGACGCTGGACGATAAGAACCTGGTCACGCTGCCTGTGCCCAAGCAAGGCGATTTCCTCAACGAGTTTGTCTACCGGTTCGATTCCGACGGCAGCAAATTCGCGTCGGAACTGACCGTGGTGGATGCGGCGTCCGTCGCCAAATACGGACTGTCGGGGATGCATGTTATCGAGTCGCGCGGGCAACAGAGTCTGCGGGGCGCCTGGCAGTTCGGGCGCATGCTAGCCAACGCGCTCTTTCTCCAGTACGCGTTCAAGCCGCTCATTTTGGAAGTGACCGCCTTTTGGGATGCGCTGCTGGCGGAGCTGGGAGATTTCGTGCGCGTGACGCATGCGAGCGTGCCCAATCGCGAGGCGGGGACCATGGGGATCACCAATCGCCTGTTCCAGGTCACGGAGCGCAGCGTAGATCTTCAGGCGGGCACAGTGGATCTCACCTTGCTGGACGCTAATTGGCTGGACCTGATGCCCGCATATCAGATCGCGCCGAATAGTCAGGTGAATTGGACCCAAGCGTCCGAAAGCGAGAGGGCAACCTACATGTTCGTGGCGGATTTCGCCACGGGCAAGTATTCTGATGGGAGCGAGGGACATAAGATTTTCTGATGGCGCTGAATTTCCAAACCGTTTCTGGACTGATTGACGTGCCCGATGCTGCTTTGGCCGCAGGGCAGGTGGCTGCCGGCTATCTGCTGGCGCCAATCAACCGCAATGCGCAATTCGGCGCGACGATCCCGGAAGTGTTCTATGGGGAATACAAGCACGGCGATATCGTGCCGTTGCCCGTGTCGCCTATAGACGGCTACATGTACGAGCGCAGCGAGCTGGTCTACGTATGGGAGCAGCGGTCGACTTTGCAACCTCAGAATCAGATGGCCAGCGCCGCCGGGGAGTTGCTGATCTGCGCGCCTTGGGTGCATCCGTCTACGGGTGAAGTTAACGTGCTCACTGTCTACTACGTCCAGGGCGGTGCGCAGACCAATACCAACGATGGGCTCATCGCCGTATGGACGTTCGGCATTCGCCGTCGCGGCGCCCTGACGCTAGCTTCCGCGCCGAGCTTCACTGATTTGGCGGATTCGGCGTTCAACGAGGACGTGGCGCTGAAGACGAGCAACCTGGTCGAGCTAAATCGCAACGCCAAGCTCGCCGCCGTGCGAGTGGAAATATTCTCGAAGAGCGACACGCTTGATGCGAAAGGCTTCCCGGCGGGCTACTCGAACGGGCAGACGGTTCCGCTACCGACTTCGCCCGTCGATGGCTACGCCTATTCGCGGTCCGAACTGACCTACTTGCCTTTCTGGATTTACACTGGCAAAGCGGATCGTAGCGGCCCCAGCGGAGCTGGACGCATTCGCTTCATGGGTATCACGGTCAATCCCTCGACTGGCGTGGTTACGACGCAGGTCAACTACTGGAACGGGCACACTGAGACGGTGACGCACGACGGCATCGTCGGCGTGCTCGTCGTAGCCTGCCGCGCGCTGGGCACGATGGCCGCGCAAGCGGACAGTTACACAGAAATCAGCGATGAGCTGTTCTTCGCCGGTCATATCGCGGGCGACACGCCGCTGAAGGCGCTAAACAAAAACGCCAAGTTCAGCATCTTGCGCCCGGAAGTTTTCACCGGCTCCTACACTAACGGTCAGCAGGTTCCCCTGCCTACCAGCCTCGTGGATGGCTATCACTACTCCCGCGCGGAGTTGCGGTATCTCTTCACGCTCGAGGCCTCGACCGTCACCGGGGCGAAAGGCGCCATCCA